CGAACTATTCTGGTTTTTAAAACTGTGGTTGCTGCTAATTTATTCAAAAAGTATGCCAAGTCTTTGGATTTCGAGGTGGCTCACGCCAAATACAAAAAGCCAATGGATGACTTCGCGGCTGGTAAAGTTGATTTGTTGGTTGCTTGTGACCGACTGGTAGCAGTTGGGGTTAACCTACCCACGGCTGACGTATTGATATTGGCCACCCAGCACTCTTCAGACGTCTTGTCCTACCAATCAGTGGGCCGGGTTTTGAGGCTGGCTAAGGGCAAGGAAAAGGCCCTTGTAATTGATGTTTGCGTTAAGGGTTTTACCCAGTTTGAAAATGCGGCCAAGAATCGACGGAAAGTATACAAAGCAATTACGGATGACGTATTTGTAATTAAGGCTTGATTTTGATTTTTGGGTGTGGGATTATGAATTAACATTAAATAGGAGGTCTTGTGAAAATTGAACCTAATAAATACTACAAAACTAGGGACGGGCAAAAGGCCAAGGTATACGCAACTGACTGTGGCGGAAGTTATCCTGTACATGGTGCTATTCAACAAATTGAGAACGATGTTTGGTGGCAAACGGTTTGGACTCTTGATGGGCTGCTGTGTCCGCCTAAATGTAATTATATTGATTTGGTTGCAGAATGGCGAGAACCTATTAAAATTGAGCGGTGGGCAATAGTACATGATTCTGGTAGCGTTTATGAATATTGTTCTTCTGAAGAAGAAGCCATTAATATGCTTAATGAAAGTTTTACTGAAGATTTGGCCAATAAACACCGAATCATCAAACTAACCGGAGTGGAAGAAACCAAATGAGTGCCTTTAATGAATTCGAGCTGTTAGAAGTATCAGAAGACCTTGAGCCTGGAGATTACATTTCGGTTGAAGACTCCGATTCGGGCGAGACTATGTCGATGGTATATGTCCGAAAAGACAAAACTAATGTGCTTTTGCGGGATGCGGCTGGTACTACCTTTAAATTCTGCCAACGCACCCTTGAACTCCAAGGCGATGACTCTTGGATTATTGTGGGGAAGGAATGATTTCAGTAATTAGTAGTTGTGCCATCAAGACTTTTGCCCTTTGGTGCCTATCGGACGGTAACGTTCTGGTGCACGCGTTTAAAGACGGTAAAATCTTCCAACAGAGTGGACCTCTGTATCTATGTGGTAATGCAGAAACTGGAATGGGTTGGTACAATTCGACGCAACCTTGTCATAAAGATATTACTCTTTGTTCTTGTGAGGGCATAGATGACAATCAGTGAAATTATTAAAGAATTAGAGCGTTTAAAAGAAGAGCACGGCGACATTAGTGTGGGTGCGGATTTTTGGCCGCTAGATAAAAAATTAGCATATGATGTTAGTTTCAATTGTATCGTGGGCGAATAATTATGGACTCTAGTTTTGTACTTGGCGTCGTATTATCAATCTGTATGATTGCTTACATTTTGGTGGGTCTTGAGTAGTAATTGAGGAATTTATGAGTTATTTAGAACATCAATTTTGTCGTGTGATTTCTGGTGGGGAAAATCAAACTATGCAAAGCCTTGGTTATGGACCGGGCGACATCGGTTATAGAAAACCAAAGATGGAGGGTTCTCAGGGCACCCTTTGGTGGATAAAGGGTCAAGGGTACGACCTAACAGAAGGCGAATTCGAAATTATTTCAGTCGATGAGTTGCCTTCTTCTTGGCATGTTTGGCTTATTGAAGATACCTATGGACATACCAGAGAGACGATTCAGTCATTTGTTGATATTTATCAAGAAGTTATGCCGTTTGTCGAAAATTGGTCAAGTGTAAGAGATTTTCGCATGGTTAAGGACAAGTTCAGTGCCGATCAAATCAGAAGAATGGCCGAAGCAATTATTGGCGAGCAAATTGCCTATCATGTTGTTTTATTATATAAAAATGGATCTTTTAAAGACACCATGATTAAGAATAGCCCCAAAACGATTTCACATTACGACGAAACTTTTATTGACGTCAATTTTGGTACTGGTTTGCCCTGTGAAGATTCCTCCAAGTATTTTTCTTTAACGGAACTAAAAGACTCAAGAGGTTGTCCTGTTTACTTAGAGTGTCAATAATGACTAAAAATATCAAAATGGATGCAGAACAGGTACTGAAACATCTACGCGTGGCACATCCACCCGACCGGTGGTTCTTCTTTGAAGAATTGCGCTTGGGGGGCGGATTTGGTAAGGATAGCGTCCAAAGGGTTGATGCCTTTGCGATTAATTACCTGCCCAGTAAGAAAAATACAGTTCGTTGCTTTGAGGTCAAGGTTTCAAAAAGTGACTTCAAAGTCGAAATAAATAAACCTGCCAAGAGGCGGGCGGGAATGCGCCTGAGTAACGAGTTCTGGTTTATTTGTCCGCAAGGCATTATTTCTATTGACGAAGTTCCATTAAATTGCGGACTTATTGAGGTGTTGGAAGACGGAACACTGAAGGAATTGGTCCACGCTCCCTATAGGGAGTCAATACCTACTTGGCTAATAGTGTCGTCAATGCTTCGGTCTCTTAACAAAGAGAAGCTCAAGGAGTGGACCCTAATCCAAGACTACATTGAGAAGGACCGCCTGCTTCAATATCACAGCCTTAAGGTGTTGAAAAAGCGCATCAAGGAATTACGGGAATTCAAGTCCGGGAATAAAGAAATTCCTGACAAAATCGCCGAACAGATGGAACTGGCTTATCACGAAATCATTAATATTGTTGAGAATAAATTATTTGAGGAAGAGGAAGATTTATGAGTTTGTCCGCTTTTTATAAAGTTATCAAGTCAAGGACGAAATCCAAAGGTAAAAATAAAGCCTGGTATTGGAATAAATACCATCTTGCATCAGGCAGCAAAGTCTTGAATGATAACGCTATTATAATGGTTAATTTGGGGGACAGTCTATTGTCTAGCCAAGACAAAGAATTTATTGCGCTCATGGGAACTCACGCCGATTTAATCGCCAAAGTAATCAGGGCCGCCGATAAGGTCGATGCTGATTGGGCTATGCCGGGCACAGAGTTGGCTAATTTGTGGGATGCTGTTCACGACCTTAAAAAGGCACTCAAGGAAGATTTATGAGAACCAGAATTATTTCAGCGTTTCCAGGCACCGGCAAAAGCACTTATGCAAAAAACAATCCAAGCACATCACTAGACCTCGACTCTAGTTCTTTCTCCTGGCTAGAACCCGGAGTTAGAAACCCAGAATTTCCCAATAATTACATCGCGGCCATCAAAGAAAATATCGGTAAGTATGAATTCATTTTTGTTTCGTCACACAAAGACGTAAGGAATGCCCTTAGGGATAATTGTCTATTTTTCTATCTAGTCTACCCCAATAACTGGAGTTACGAAGTTAGACAAGCGTATATGCAGCGTTATCGCGACCGAGGCAATGACGATAATTTTATTGCACTAATTGAGAAAAATTGGCACCCATGGCTTAGCGAGTGTGAAAATTTCAAAATTGGCTGTAGAAATTTTTGCTTATATGGTGATTTTTTGGCTGATGATATGGACTATTTATTGCAATCGGAGATTGGTCGATGATAATTAAAAATCGTTGGTTCGCCTGCCAATTTCTTTTGGCTAAAAAGTCAGACCCTACCTGGTGGTGTTTGTCCAAAGAGGGGAAACAACACACTTTATTTGGACTGAACAAAGTCGTATTTCAGGATTATTCAGATGTTCCGGTATATAGTCTTGTTCTCTTTAGATTAAATGTCTCTATTGTCTTTACAAGATATAGTCGCTAAAGTTTTTTAGGTGCTGCCGATAGGTGCTTGTGAGTAATATACCGAAAGCCCATATGCCAAAAACAAATACATTTTTTACCAGCGATACTCATTACTTCCATGATAATTGTATCGAATTCGACCAACGTCCATTTTCAGACATTGAACATATGCACCGGGTGTTAATTAACAATTACAATAATACCGTAAGGCCCGAAGACACTTGTTTCTTTCTGGGCGATGTGGGTTTTTGCAGTACAGAAAAATTAAAGCCAGTAATTGACCAGTTAAATGGCAATAAAGTCCTTATCTTAGGTAATCACGACAAGGGACCAAACGCAATGAAATCCTTGGGTTTCCACACGGTACTTTATTCGGCTTCGTTATTTATTGCCGGCAAAGTTGTTACCATTAGTCACTGTCCTTTGCGTGGGGTTTTCCGGGAGGACGTGACCAATATGAAGGGCTCGCAGCCCGGAGAATGCTGGCACGGAGAATCTAGGCACCAGAAATTCAGCCTGCCTGATTTTGGGCAGGTCCATCTTCACGGACACCTTCATAAGAAGCCTAAAGAGCGAATCCTAGACAGGCAGTTTGACGTAGGAGTTGTGGCCAATGGGTATAGACCAGTTGCCCAAAGTGTAATTGAAAGTTGGGTAGCCAAGACGCCTAAATCTTAACCAGGGTGCCATCCGGCTTAAACTCAAAGCCTACAGGAGCATAACCAATTGTGCAACGGCATCGGGGGTGAATTGCGGGAATACATAGCTGCCAATCGGCCTTTTTTCTTCCGTAATTATACCCAGCTGGCTTAAAATCCGAAAGTTTGTAGTAAATCCAGGAGCCGTCTGGTTTTTTGGAGTGCTTATTGCACCAGTCACAAAGACGCTCATCTTCATGAATTAACAGTACGCACCTAATGTCACCGTCTTCCTGCCCATAAATCTCATTCATGGCTTGATGAGTACCCACTCCCGCAGCATTGCCGATGTTAGCATTGGCGAATCTATCCCAATTCACCCCAACGCTTTCCAGAATACCCTTAAGGCCAATCTCAATCTTGGGTAGTTCCAGGCCGCTAAATTCATCAGTTTCGGCCAAAGCTTCAGTACCGGTCAGACCTTCATCCATTTTGTCGTGGGCAGTAAGTAGAGTTTGGGAAATATTGGTGTAATTTTGTTCATCGATTTCTTTTTGAATTACTTCGGTGATACCATTGCCGAATTTCAGGGAAAACTCATCTAAGAACTTTTGGGTTCTTTTCATGAGCTCTTTCATAGATTCTAGAATCAGGTCTTTTTGAATTTCTGGAGCTTCGTCCCCAGTGACCATCTCAAAGTAGTCCCGTTGGGCATCAATTGACTGCAGGTAGGCACTGGGCAAGAGTCCCGGGATTGCCTTGGCTTTAATGCCGACGTCCTTGGCGGCTTGTTTTGCCTCTTTGCCGGCCATATCTCCGTAGAGCAACCAACGAAGGGCATTAATGTGCTTTTTCATGACCGGGCTTACGATTTTTTCCAGGTCAATATTGATTTTGTTAACTTCGCCCGTCCAGCCACGGGGAAGTTTGTCGGCCTTGGATAGCACCCCAGACTTGGCTAACCTTTCATGGCGGAAGTGCTGGGCAATTTCTTTAACAACAGACTTGGCCACAATTTTAAAAGCGGACTTGGCTTGTTTTTCCAACTCCGTGATAAATTTGATATTTTTGGTTTGCGGGAACTGGCGTTGAGTTATGGGCTTGAAATTCTTGAGCATCTTAGTATTTCTTTGGCTTCTGGTAACTTGACCCTAAAGCCCAAAGATCTTTCTTCTTACCGTCACGATGGTTTGGTAGGCTATTCGTCTTTAATTTCTTGGGACGGCCACGACCGCGTTTGGGGTTCGCTTCGTTCTCTTTTTCTTGCTCCGCTGCCTCTGCCATTTCGAGCTCGCTTAGCTTTTCCCTAAAATTATTAGGCATATAAACTGAATTATTTTCAGTGTCCGAACTTGTATTTATTCTTTCTTGAACCGCCTCCAGGAATTCTCGGACTTCCTGCTTGTCTTTATTGGCGTGTAACTTGCCTAAAGCACTAGAAAGTGTCGCTTCCAGTTCGTCTTGAGTCATAATCAAAAGATTGGCAATCTCTTTATTGGTCATGGGGGACTGATGCAGTTCTTTGTGGAGTTCCCAAAAGCAATAATTGTGTTCTTCCGAATTAATAAACCAGGGTGCCGCTGATTCAATAAGGTCCCGGTCAACTGGGGTCTTGGAGATTTTAGCCGCCTGAAGAGTGTGTACTACGCCAATAGCAGCTTCGTTCCTGGCGGGGCACTTACACCGTTTCATTGCACTTCAGCCTTAGCTGATTCTTGGGCCTTTAGTTGATCGGCAATAGCGGTCATTTTAGGTCCCATTTCGGGGTCTTTGGTGAGCAGGTACGCAAGATGCTTTTCGGCAGTCTCAACCCTATTGGAAAGTGTAAATACCACCTTATCGATTGAATTCAAGTTGTTGCTCATCGTGTCTATGGCACTTGCGAGCTTGACCAGAGTATCGAGAATACCGCTAATGGCTTCGTGTGTGGACATGTCGTCACTTGTTGCGACTGTTTCTGGTTGACTATTACCGATTAGTGCGTTAAGGTCTGTCATATGGGAACTCCTTTAAAGATTTTAAAATTTCATTTTCATAATTTTCAATAAATGGGTCTGCCAAAACATTTACATCAAAATTAAGGGCCTCGGCACCCTTCAGGGTTAGTTGCGAAGCCATATTACACAGAATACCAAGACCCATTTTTATTAGTGTGGATTGTGAGGTGAAATCTTTGCCCAGGAATTCATTCAAAGAAAACGACAAATTAGCTTGGAGGTCAGTAATTTCAAGTAGTTGCAATAATTCGGCATCATCGATTGGATTAATATCTACTTGCTTTAATTTGGCTACAGCATAGGCGTGCTTAGATTTCAAATCCCTTAAGCGTTTTTGTTGATGTAGGAGTAGGTGGGCCATACACTAATTATAACAGTTTGTTACGACCATTGTCAATAGTTTGGCCAAGTTAGTCTTTTAAATGAGCCCCGAGCCAACTTGAAAAGTACGAATCTATTGATTTCCTTAACTTTTTTCTTTCTTCAAAAGTTTCAGCTAATGATTTTGGTCCTTTAGCCGCTTCTTTTTCGCTTATCGCATCAGCAATAGACTTGGGTCCTTCATCTTCAACGTCTTCAGATTTATCCATGTCTTGGTCTGGTTCTTGACGAGGCTCCGACATATCCCTTTGGTGTTTTTGTTCGTTGTGTCTTAGTTCTTGGGCGTGCTTTTCTTTTTCCATTTGTAGGCGTTCTGAATTGGCCTGGGCTTCTTGGTCGGCATTCGGATCCTGTTCTGGCTGTTCTTCTTCTTGTGGCTGACCGGCGGCCTGAAGTTGTTGCTTGCCGGTTTCGTTTTGAATAGACATGCCTTCCAATTGAAGGTCGGTTTGCTGTTCTTGCTTATCGATAGGATTGGCTCTAAGGGCTTGGTAAGCGGTGTTTAAATTGGGGTCAATTATGAACTGATATTCAGGTTTACTAGCCGCCCCTTCAATTCCAAAGAAATCTTCCAGGACTTGGCCGTACATCAAATAACGAAGTACGTTTTGATGAAAAATCGTTGACAGGGGTACATCGCCACCCATCGGAATAGGAACGTTCTTTTCGCTATCTGCAAAAAGACTGGCCATAGTAGCGGTAGTATTAAGTTCGGCGTTCGCTCTTTGGATTACCGAGTCTTTAGTGTCTTCACCCACACCCGTGTAGGAAAGACGGAAGTTATCTTTAGCGGCGGGGAAATGCTCGATTAGAATTTGATTCAAGTCGTCATAAACGATATCCAAAAGCATGCGAAGGCCACGCTCTTCACCTTGTGTCATTTCTTGTTGCTTGTTGGCTTGCTGAAGACCGCCCTGACCCTGACTTAGATTTCCGTAGCCCATTTCCTGGGGACTGATTTGCATGGCACTACAAAGCGAACGGACAATGTGTTCTTCTAGTTGTAGGAATTCCATGTCCCTTGGAGTGGGACTTAGAGAAACCCAGTTAACGGCCAAGGGGCCAGAAATAACTGGAGTGCTGGCACTATTATCGTTTCGACTGATATAATTATGAAACTGGCTGCGAAGTTCGTCCAGGTCTTCTGGCCCGAGCTGTGCACTTGGGTCGGTACTGTTGATAACCAACATACCTTTGGCCCCAATACCCTTAACATATTGATTTCTAAGATAATTAAGGGTTTGTTGGTGCACATACACCATAAAAAGGGCCATTTCGATTGGCGACCAAGGAAAGCCGTTTAAATCAAAGAGTGCCTGCTTTTGGAAAAAAGTAATGACCAAATCATGATCAGTGAAAAAGTTTACGTCGGCACCGTTAATACGCTGAACAAAAGCAGCCGGGCGTTCCTTTTCTGGCATGGTGTTATATTCGGTGGCGTCTTTGATAGAATCGCCCACGGTCTCTTCGTTACGCCCAATCGACACCTTTTCCTGACTTTTCCAGGGCAAGATAGTTTCAATTGCAACCGGACGGAAGGCTACGATGGTATCGTCTTGGTCCCTAGTATTAAAGCGACCAGCACGACCAAAGGTAAGTAAATTACGTACTTGGGCACCGATATAATCAGGCAGGGTGCAACGCTTAAAAGTAGGGTCTGGGTTATTTTCGTAAACCGCGTTAATTACATCGATATTGTTAGTGCCGCAGTTTTGGAAAAATTCCAAAATAGCTTCCATTTGATTGGCACGTTCTTCTTGGGCACGCTTAAAAGCCTGCTTGTCGTTTTTAAAATCGGATAATTTCAAGGGCTTAAGTTCAAGAACGCGGGTACCTTTATCGAATTTGGAGTTGGAAGGGCGTCCTACAGTGACCGCCTGAGATACGCGAGTGGAAATAATTGCAGAAATATATGGGTCTAACTGGCTAAGTTGTTTTAAATCCTGGTCAGTAATCCGGTCCCAACCCTTTTGTTCCCCGTTTTGATAAAGGTTGTCCTGGCGGGAAAAGACAATTTTGGACTTAGTGAATTCGCCTTCTAAGTCTTTTCGGATAGTAACCGGACGAACTGATTTTTGAAGTTCGGGACTCATGGGGGTAAGAAAGTTACGAATACCCTCGTGCAAAGAATTGAGGCTTGTAGTATCCGTTGATTTTGTTAACTTATCTTCGTTTTGAGAGGTAAAAGACGTGGTGATTTTTGGCTTAATTTTTTTAGGACGGCCACGAGGGCGTTTAGGGGTCGTGCTCATTTTTGAAGACCTAAGTAGATGAATTTAGAAATAAAATTGATATATTCGTGGGCTTCGATTTGATCGGGTTTGCCACTAACGATATATTTACCTTTTTTAGTACCCAAGAATTTATTCAGGTCTTTGGCGGTATGAATATCGTTTTTCAGAATTAAGCCAACCAGAATGTTATGAAGTACAGGGCGGTCCATATCTTAAACCCCCTGCACTGTACTATACTGAACCGACAAGGTGATTGGATTGGGCCCATCGTTACTGGCTTGAATGCTGTAGGTGCGTACAGAGCCCAGGAAGAATGCTTCTTGAAGAAGGGGTGTGTAATTTGTCCAAGCGGTTTGGTTATCAAAACGCATTTTAAAGCCGCCTGAACCGACCGTACGGGCATGCAGGAAGCCGATTACATGGTCATACACCACCGCAGTGGGAGCTGTAGGGCTGTAAAGAATGGTTTGGTCAAGTCCCAGCGGGCTGACGATTTCCAAATACTGAGCCGATACGTCAGTTACGGTAAATTTCCCCCAATTAGATGGGTGGGCGTTTGAGGTGTTTGGAATCTCAATAGTATCGCCTATTTTCACTCCTTGGGCAGAAAAAACTTCAAGAGCAAAACTAAAATTAGTACCCAGGGTAATATTAGCATCAAGGGCTGATTGACCGTTATCAACGAAATCAATAGTAGTTGAAGTTGAGGTTTGTATAATGTATGCTTGTCCTAGATTTGGAGATGAAAATGGCGATGTGAAAGTATCTGTATTTCTCTCAAATTTGAGAATGTCCCCGTTTTGAATGCGAGAAGTATCCCAAGCGGTTCCGGAAACATTAGTAATTCTAGCTACATAAGGTGTTACGCGAGTAATTGTTACAGTTGTGGTGGCGTCCCCAGCAATGGCACGGTCGGCCCTAAATGCTGGAGCGGTCCCTGTTCCCGTCCAAAGAATACGAAAGGCATCAGAGCCGGCGAGATAGCGTTGGAAATGGAGTTGAGTGGTCGCGTCCCAAGCGATTGACCTTTGGGTGGTGGCGATTGTGTAGACTTCACCGGGACCGATGTTAAAGGTTTGACCACCTGGGGAAGATGCACAAACTTCGTTGTCGCATCGAGAAATATCAGCAGTTTTAATTTGGGGATTTTTGCTATTTTGACGGTCCTGGTAGGAAATAAAACCATAGTTTAAATTGAGAAATGACATAATGATTTCAATACCTTGTGATTATTGGAAATTAATAATACTATTTATTGATATTATTAACCATTTTATCACCAATAATACAATCCGTCAAGATTGTTGACAATAATGTAAAAATTAAATATTGTATTTGGGATATTTATGGTGTAATATAAGGCTGGAGGTGTTTTATGAGGATCAGCAACTTTTCAATTTTCCGCTGCGTTCTTTCCGATAAAGAACAGACCCTAGGCGAGGTGTGTGCCTTTCTTGGGGTAAGCAACCGAGATATTAAAGAAAAGGGTTTCCGTGTTTATGCACGAGTTGAGGATTTTCTAGAAGAGTCACAATCCGATGCTGTTCCCGAATTATGCAAACATGCATCGGAATTATTTGCCAAAAACCGAAAAAACATAACTTTGATTAAAAGTCCGAGTCAGCTTCTTTGTGACGGCTCTTTGGTATTCACCCCGAATGGCGATTCGGCTTTTGTGTTTTTGTTGGATTATTGCTAAAATCTGAACTTAATCCCACCGTTACCTTTGGTCGTAGACTTATTGCCGTCCGGGTGGGGCTTGGCAAAAGGATTCCCCACTATTCCGTGTTCCCTTTGCAGTTGATTTAATACGATATTTTCGACCCTGTTTTTTTCTGCTATAGCTGCAGCCACTTGGGCCTTTTGTGCTTCGTCGCCTGATTGTGCGGCTTGAACGGCTTGTTGTGCTAAATTACCGGAAATATTGGCTTTTTGGGTGAAGGAGTGTTGGATACTGATTTTAGTAATAAACGAGGCTAGGGCATATCTACTCGGATCTAAAAAGTCACAATGGTCGTCATCTTCAAATTTTTCATTATCGAAGCCAAGAGGTGTTTTTTTATGAGACCACTTTTCAAAAGCATTAATTAATCGCTCAGAGTCTTCCGTTTCGTCATCAATAACAATTAGTTTTTCTTGTTGAGCTATGGGGTCAAACAGTAATGACCTAATCTGACTTACCCCCGTAGCAATTTTTGTGGGTTTCTTGTCTAGAGACCTAACCCCATGGGCACCGAAGTAAGTTGGGCTCGCGGGATCCGCGAGGTCGGGAGCTACATAATCACCCGGATAGGTAGTCCATACATCTTTGCAGATATAGTCTGCAAAGTCTTTGTTGGCCATATGCTGGGTTGAGCGGGTATGGAAGCCCACTGCCCTGTCTGTACGCTTGTGGTAGGCCCACAGCGTAACCACAGCCCTTGCAGGAAAGTACCCCCAGTCGACGCCAAACACTAAGTCCCAGCGTTCTTCCTTGAGTTTTTGATAAATAATCTCAAGGGTAGGGGTTATTTCCCATGGTCTATCTTTTAGGATTTGTTGAAGTTTCTCTGAACTATAGCGGCTAGGATTGTAATATTCACCAAACATCCATTTGTAAGCCTCGATAGGCTTTTTTACATGACGATATTTCCTAAACATTCTAAATACTTGTCCTGATTTACCAGGGCGTAAATTGAGTGCTTGTGAAATAATGGTATCAGGGTCTTTTACTGCCTTTAGAATTAGATTGACAAAAGATATATCTCGTAGGGCCTTTGATGTTCCAGTTTGCTTGGGTGCACGGCTTTGACAAGCAATAAAGGCCGGACAGGTTCTACAGCCATGATAAGTATTGATTGTATTATATTGAAGTTTTTCGGTCTCTTTCATTGCATCATATTGGTCTTGTTCCCAGATGGTCTCAAGTGTATCCATGTTCATGTAAGCCAACTTTCGGGGCTTTTCTGGCTCGTGTATTTCGTCTGGACAGCGTTGCATAAAATCACTCAAGGCCCAGAAATGAAGACGTAAATCGGCAGGCGGGTCTTTTTGACTAGCCTCATCAATTTTTTCTTGCAAGGGGCCGTCTGCAATTTTTCTACTTGACAGCTCCATTTCGATAGGACCAAAGCGATGTTCATCATTGGTCGGATCACTAATAAAACTACTTTCCCGAATAATTTCAATAGGGATAAGCTCAAGCTCGTCCCGCGTATTGAAGCTCCCACGCTGACTATTAACTCCAGCCTTAGTAGCAATTGCGATACGAAGAGAACAAGTTCCGTTCTTGGTAAAGCTATTGGGGGGTAATTTTTCTAAGACCTTGGCGCGCGTGTTGGACATGCCAATAAATTCGGCCACGCCATCAATACCCAAGAATTTATCAAGGTACAGAATTAAGGACTGACTTTGATCAGCGGTTGCGGCAAGATGTGTACCGCTTCTGCGAAAATGAATCATGCTGTAAAAACGCAATATTGCAGCGCTTAGTGTTTTCATTGTATTACGGGCAGCCGCAACCACGATGCGCTGCGGTCCTTTACCTGTTCTCATCGTTTCGTAAACGCTATAAATTAATTCCATTGGATTGGAATTGCTGTTTTCGTCGATGGTTACGTCGGGCAAATCCACCTTAATGAAAGTCTTAATGTGTTGTTTTAACTCTTCTTTTGAAAGACAGGGTTCATAAAGAAGGTCTAAGTATTCACTTCTTTCCATTTGGCTTCACCCAATTCGTCTTTTTCCCTTTAGAGAGGTTGTGCGGACCCCAAAGAGGTTGAAGGTTTTGGTAATGAAACGCCTCTTTAAGTTGTTCTGGGTCGCTGAGATTAAATGAAGCCAAAGGCTTTTTGTGGTCGATGTGCCACTTATCTTTGTCGTTGCCCTTAATAGCCCCGTGGTTTGACCAAGACATACCCTCTTCAAACTTAGACTCTATCCATTGATGAACTTGAGGCCAACTTTCGGCCTGCAGTAACTCTAAGGTTGGTTTGTTTTTAGTAATGTCCGCGTCCTTTAGACCCAAAAGGACGCGCCTACGAATATTTTTAACCATCTTATATTCGGGGTCATTTTGATATCTTTTTTTGTCGTATGCGACTACCTCTTTTCTACGCCTTACTATATGCTTCAATCGAGATTTCTTGGCAATTTCTCTATAACGCTCTAGATTTTTTTCTCTTCTAGCCTTCGCATTGGCGTTTATCTTGTCTTTGTTTCTTAGACGGCTCTCCTTGTCCTTTCTCTTGATTTCATCAATATTAAGTCGATAGTATTCTTTTCTTTTGGCTTTATATTCTTTGTCGTACTTCTGTCTGGAGCGTCGATTCGCATCTAATTTTTTTTGCGGGTCTTTTTTATATTCCTCGTTTTGTTTTCTGTTTACTTCTTCTCGATTTCTATCTACGTAATCTGACCTAAATTTTAAATGCTTCTCATGATTTGCATAGTAAGACTCTTTTTTCTTGGGCTTAATAATCTCCTTGTTTTCCTCCCAATAGCGCTTTTTATTATCACTTATCTTTTGTTTGTTGTTGGCTTTATAAATTACCTTACATGGCCTGCAGGCATGAGCCTTACCATTCTTAAAATACCAATATTCTTCAGTATTGGGATATTCTTTTTGGCATTTTTTGCAAAACTTAATTAAGTTCATTGGCTATTAGCCTTTTCGAGAAGACGCAATCGCTCAATACGAGTCGGGCCAACCTGAGGAGTTGCGTTATTGTTAACAACCTGAACGTTATTAGCATTAATTACTGTTCCGCTAGCCTCCGGCACCTTAGGATTCAAAGCCTCAATCGCCTCCATAAGTTGCTTTAACCCTTGAATATTTTTTGGTATTAGACCAGAACTGGCTTTATCCCTGCCCGCAATAACATTGCCCAATTCCCGCTTAGTTGTTACCGCGGTAGCCACCAAAATAGATTTAAGGATATCTTTTTGTATTTCTTCTACACTCTTGTCCGCATCCGTAAGTCCTAGCGCAGTAGCCTTTTGATGCCAACGGTAGTAAATAGCTGTTAATATAATAATATCAAGAGGATAGGAACATTCCACAGAAATTTCCTGCAGCGTCTTTCCCATAACAAAAAGCAGGAATAATCCTGCCTCTTTATCTGGCGACAAGTAATTAGCTTGACGAGCATTAACCATGGTAACAAGCGACATAACCTTGCTTTGCTCAAGGCCAAATTCATTTTGTAATATCAGAGACTTAAGGTCATCCATTTTTATTAAACTTAATTTCGTAAGTGGGTAAGTTAACAAAGGAAATAAAAGTATTAAGCAATTTTGTCTTGGGCTTTATATAAACCTCATTGCCTAACTTATCATAAACACTAATTAAAATAGCTCCCTTTTGATCGGGTGTTGCGGGTGTAAATACTTGAATATCATAGAACTCCAACTTCAATACTTCGCGAAGAAAAAAATGGATTGCCTTCATTACCTTTTCGCCTACCAACCCTTTGGCTTCCAAGTTATAGCGAAGGTAATTGGTGATGGTGTGGGCCCTAGGTGGGTTCACTAAATTCATCGGTCGCAAACCCGAAACCTGGGGGCTGGAGTCCATATGCCAGTGGTGTGCGATACCGTGACGTATTCAAACTCACCCCTGGCGTTTTT